CGAAAGATCGACGAGTAAATGAAAATATGTTAAATACTTCTACGACTAAGGTTTCTAATTTTTTACTAAGTCAATATAATGAGATTGAAAGAACTAGGCAAAAAATTATTTTTAATTTTAAGAAGGACAATCCTGACATACAAGTTGAGGTGAAAAATGAAATCAAAGGACGTAGTTATGAAAAAAGTAAAGTTATAATTACAAAACTAAAAAATGAACAAAAAAGTGATAAAAAGATCTTAAACATAAGTACAGAAAAAAGAAACAAAAATGAAAATAATAAAGCATCAAATACGGATGAACAAATAGATAAAACAAAAACAAAAAATTATTTAAACAAGGCTTTTAGATATAATAGACAGATTAAATATTATGAAAAGTTAATGAAACAATACCAAAGTTTAATCTTACATGAAACTGATACCATCTTTGAATTCATTATGAATATTGAATGGTATGTCAAGAAGATCAATGATACAAAAGGACTATTAAGTCCAACAGATGTAAAGAAAATAGATAAAATTTCTTATATTATTAGAGTATTTCCAAGTATATTATTATTAATTGCTAAATCATATGATTTTACATTAATGGATTCACGGATTAAGCAAGCAATTGATAGCCGAAGACTCTGGTCTCCAGTGGGTCCTACAGACGATGATTTTGGTTGGAAATCAGAAGCTAAACAATGTGTACATCCAAAGTATAGATATCTAGTTAATGATAGCGGGAGAAAATTAAAATATTATTTAGAAAATAAGGTTAAAATGAAAGAGCAATCGACAGCGTATAAGGCGAATACTAGAATGTTCTTAAATTTAGCAGATCAAGCAAGGTGGGGAAATATTTGGTTGCAAATCATATCGCAGTTGTTAGTCTTAAATAGTACAAATGCTAGTGACGTCTTCAGTAAATTTGGAAACGATTTTAAGGAACAGTATAAAGATGATTGGAGATATGGTTTTGATCTTGAATCAATTCAAGCTATTTTATATATATTACAAAGGTATGATTCATTACCGTATTATACTTCAGACACAGGCAAAATAGTAATTGGAGAAGCTTTAAATGTTGAATTACCGTTAAGTTTACCATTATTATTATCTAGTCTGTTAGAACTGGGGGCGCAAAAAATTGGTTATAATATAATCGGTGACGAATTTATTGGAGCCGTTCTTTTAAGGATTACCGCGAGTTATGAATCATTTGGTACATACATGTTGAACGTGAAATCAAAATACACTGATGTTATGAAATTATTAATGGATAGCGCTTCAAAGCATGCAAGATTACAATATATTGATGATACTTGTAAATCAATGAAATTAGTGAACGTATCAGAATTTAGTGAACTGTGGATTGATGAAGACGAGAAGCAAGGATTACAAGAGATGTTGGAAACGTTAGACAAGACTTTTATTGATATGTTTAAAAGAGCTCAAAAATTATTGAAGAAAAATGCGTCTACGCAAGCTACGAGTATCTTACGTTATTATTTAATGGTGTGCCACATATATGGGAATCCTGGAATCTATTATAAAACAAGTTTACTATTAGAAGCAGAGGCTTCGATTGCTCCGAAAATTGTAAAAATATTAGATACACAAAAACCAGTTGAATATGTGAAAATGGGAGGGGTAAATGCTCCATATAAGTATAATTGGACTTCTGGAGATCCAATATTAAAGGATGTGCATAATCAATATAAAGAAGGATTAAATTTAGTTAAAGATAAAATACAATCTGCAAACTTTATGAGTTATTTTGTGCAATTGTTGACAAATAACTCACAAGGGGTAAAGGTTAGTCTAAAAGAGTTAGGAATTGAAAAAACAGATGATTTTAATCAAGATACATCATATAAATTTGAAATATTTAGTAAGTTATCAAATGCTAGACTAATAGCTTTTCTATTGACGTCACAAACGTATATAATATGGAACGATTTCGTTACAGAATTACAAAAAGATGGTTTATGTACAATTAGGTACCAGAATAATAGAAGAGCAAGAATTGTCGAAATAGTTCCGAACGTTGAACAAACAGCGTATTCACCACTATTGTACGTATTTGAACATCTAAAAAACTTTTGGTCAGAAATTGCAGTTGGGAAGCAAAAAGGAGGAGTAGTAGATATGCATCATCAGTTATTTGCAAGTGGTAATGCTAGGATAATTAATAATGCGAGCGATGTTGCAAGTATGGATGCCTCAACTCAACCATCAGTTTATAAAATGTTTTCTCAATTATTCATAGAATGGATTCAAGAAAATAAAATTCAATCAGGTAAATATTTTGCTGCAGGTGACGAAGAGGTAGATATAGTAGATGAGCGGGGTGCATTCTTAAAAAAAGTGAAAATTTCTGGATTAGCTAAAACAATGCTATATATTACAAACACAAAAAATAATGGTAAGAACTTTAAATTAAAAGACGGATACTTCGCTCCAATGTTAGAGATAGCAAATACATTCTTTGCTTCAGGACAATTCAATACTACAGGTCAACATACGACATTGTTATCTATTATAGGAAAGTTAATGGCCAGAGATTTCAAAGCGTTATACCCAGGAATACCAGTTGATTTAGATTCTAAAGCTTTTGGAGATGATTCGATGAGAAGGATGTTATTTAATCGACCAGTAGAAGAGGAGAATACATACGTACAGGAATTAGTTAGATTGGAAAAGAAGTATCTAAGAGCATTTGGGTTTAAAACAGAAATTTTCATCTCAAGAATGTATACCGACTTTCTGCAACAAGCTGCTGTATGTGGAATACAAGTTCCAAAATCAGCTAGGGTTAGTCTATATTGTGATGAAAGAGGAGAAACAAAATCAAGGGATCCAATAGCTGTTGTGAAAGTTATGAGGAATGTATTCCTTAATGCATCACAAAGATTTAATTCTATTGAAAATATAATAAGTTTACTAAATGGAGTATGGATGTGTATTAAGACAGTGTACTTAAGAGCGGGTGATATGGATACTTTCAGACAATCATACTGGCAAGAATTGGTATACCAGTATTTAGATAGAGTAATATTGGTAATACCGTGGATCACATTTTACTTACCACCAATAAATCAACCTAATCCAACTTTAGAGACGAATGATGGTAGTAGATTATTAATTACAAGAGCATACACATCAATTATGGGAGACGTAGGATGGATATGGTTATTAAATGGATGCTTAACAAATGAAGATTGGGCAATGTTGTTTGATGTTGGATCATCACAATCTGATTTAAAAGAAACTGGGTTGACATTATTAGGTGCAGATTATGTTCAAAGGCCATTAAACCAATTTATTAAAACAAAATTATACATAGAGTTTAAGATGTTCCTTGCAATACACTTTCTTGACTATTCAAGAGCAGCAACGTTATCAAAACATAGAAAAGAAGCCGTTCAAGATACGATTAATCTCCTTGGTTTAAAATCAGATAGTTACAGGAGTAAGAATCATGTGGAAATATCAAAAATGTCAGCTCAAATACTTAAAAACGAATTTGGAATTACAGTTCCAAAAAGAATAACGTATTATGGTCAATCAGAAACAAGAATTGAGCAAGCAATTACAGCATTAGATGAAACATCAAATGAATTACCATTATTAGATGAAGATATTGTAGATTATCTATTAAGAGTAAATCCAGCCTTATCAAAAGAGAACCAAAATAAGGTGGATAAATACGCTATCAGGTATAATTTTAATCCATATAAAGAATTTCAATTTCCACCTTCTGTTAATTTTACATTTGAATTACCTACAGTGCCAGGATATAGACTTGATTCAGACTTTGGAAAGTTGTTGCTTTACACTGGTACATCCTTAACTACCGGAGGATTATTGACTAAGGCATCACAATTTTCAAGTTCTACAAAAACAAATCAGAAGTTCGATTATGAAGCCGCAGTAGAGTTTGCACTTAAAGCTAGGGCTAAAGGAAGAGAAGCAGAAAATTTATATAGACAAGTTTTACATTTGTCTCCAGCTGAACAAAAAGAATTAGATAATGCAATAAATAATTTAGGGACAATCGCTACTTCATATGAGTATTCATCACAATTTAACCCAAATAGTTATTTTATGATTTCGGGATTAACTAATCTTTTTTCAAACAATTGGTCATCATATGCAGATAAATATCCAAGAATCAGGAATTTATTTACAATGATAACAAGAGATATATATTTTATGGTAGCTCATATATGTGAAGGATTATCATTAAAGCTAAGACCATCTGCCTTTACAATTAAATATTATATTATGACATTAAAGACAAGGTTACACAACACTACAGTTTTAACTAAGGTGTTATAGAGTAAAGCCTTTATAATGTTCGGGTATTTTAACGGACTTTTCATCAGATCGAG